CCTGCCCACGTGGCATATTGTGTACTACACGTGCGGCATCTAACACATAGTCTAATGTAGCGATTTCTTGATCGCGGCAAGGATACATCATAGCAGGATCAATTACTCTATCACCTGCGATTAATAATCTATCACGTGGGCAATAGTTATACATACCATTGAGCTCAACAAAGTTCATAGCATTTGGGCGGAATACTTCTATACCTAATTTAGTCAGTACGCCAGCAAGCTCATCTAGGTCTTCGTTGGCTTCATCAACAATCCACTGTGGTACTGCTCCACTAGGTACCGGTGTTTCTTTCCATAAGGTCTTTAAATGTTCTTGACTGAATACAGGATCATTGCTGGGCCAATTGGCATGTGTTGCTGAACCTACTACTACGCTTTTTAATTTGCCCCATTCATTATTACTACTTAATTTCATATGTCTCTTTGATAAATAATAGTACCAGTCGCGATATTGGCGTATCCACTGGCCCTAACATAAAGGAACTATGTCAGCATGTGTATTTATTTGTATGTAAAGACCCATCTTAAAACTGGATTAAAATACCTAGGAAAAACTACAGCAAAGAACCCTCACGCTTATCCTGGAAGCGGTATTTACTGGAAATCACACCTAAAAGTTCATGGATATAATTATTCAACAGAAATTCTTAAAGAATGTCAAAACATTGATGAGTTTAAGTACTGGGGAGAATACTATAGCAAACTATGGAATGTTGTTGCTAGCAACGAGTGGGCAAATCTTAAAGAAGAATCAGGCGATGGTGGCGACCCAGGAAAAGTAGGAAGAGCTAAAATAAGTAAAACTTTGTCTGGCAGAACATTAAGCGAAGAAACTCGAAAAAAATTAAGTGATGTTAAGAAAGGCAAAAAACAAAAGAAATGTTCGGAGCAAGGCCGAACAAATATTAAAGCCGCAAATCAAGGTAAAAATATTGGCAGGGTTTTGTCTGAAGAAACTAAAGCTAAAATACGAGCATCAAACAAAGCAACCTGGGCTAAAACTCATCCTACAAATGACCAGTAATTTGTAATGTATATCTGGGAGTCAATCCCATGTTTGCTGCCATATGCGGGGTATCGTAAGGCCATACTACCACATCGCCTGCTTTCCATTTGGTAACAGGTTCATTGTCTATTTCTAAATAGTGCCCACTGGCCCAATCCTCTAGAAAAACTATAGCACGATGTACAGTATGTTCTCGACCCTTAAGGTCAAACAACTCTATGTATCGTTTGTAGGTATCTTGGTGAACTGGTAATATGGTACCACTGCTCATACGATAGTAACTTGTGCCTATGTCCTGCCAGCCAAGCCGCTTAAAGTATTTAACAAACATTGCGTTCCAAACTGGTTGAGGTCTGCGCATATCGCACATAGCACCAGTGAACTTACCTGGATATCCCTGCTCCATCCACTGTGCTATATCATTAGGATTATTAAATGCTTCTACAGCATAATCCAACTGCTTAAAGCTATCATCCCAAAACGGCTCTATGTTAAATCTGTCCACGAGTGTTTCCGTAGTGGATGACCTTGTAGTTTAGGTCATTGAATGATCGCCAAGGGTCTACAATAATACTGTTTGGCCCGGGTTTAAAATACATTTCTGATGCGGCGTTATTGCCTGTGTATCCATAGGTAACTTGTCTGTTGTGTGCTAGTAATATAATAGCGTCTGTACCATCTGCTACATGGTCACCTGTTAGTGGGTCAGCATACATATAGGTAACTCTTACATCTTCTAGATAGTGACCGATTAATAAACTGTAACTACCATCTAACATATCTATGTCAGGCTTGTAAGCCTTACCGTGAATCACAATAGGTAATTGGTAATCGTCGGATAGGTCTGTTAGATACATAGCTAGGTTATCTGCTTGTTTTTCACGAGCATTCATAATAGTATCAAAAATGTCGTAGCCTAGATTTAATTCCTGTGCTAGATAACGTAGAGCAATGTTATCTCTAGGATGACAAGGTCCAGCATCACCCATGCCTGCTGTCATATACTTGCCGCTGATAATTCGAATGGTACTATTAACTAGAGCATCTGTAACTATGTCAACATTGATATTACCTTGGCGCATGGCCACGTCTTGTATCATATTAACCAGACCAACTTTAGCACTGATGAATGTATTATAAAATATTTTAATACATTCTGCTTCGTCCCAGGTACCAATGGCATAGCGTGGATTGTTTGCCATAAGTGGTCTGTAGAAATCTTGTAGTAAACCAGCATCACCAGTTAGGCTACCGTCTTCTGTACCTATGATAACCATCTCTGGATTGACCATATCCCAAGCAACACTGCCCATGGCAATCAAATATGGATTGTAGATAAAGCGTGCGTTAGTAATATGCCGGCGTAGTTCTCTACGTGTTGTACCTGGTAGTACAGTACTAATTAAAACTACAAGTTGGTCCTGTGTGACGTATTGATTAATGTCAGCTAATACTTGATTGACAATAGTGTAGTCAAAGTCTTTGTTTGCCAAGTGAGTAATAGGTTGGCTACCATCATAGATGGGATCATGTGGAGTTTGTACTGCTACAAAGATAACATCTTTGTCTTTGACTGCGCCTTCTAACGTATCAGATATTACGATCTTACTACTAGTACGTGGGTAAATATCATAGCCGGTAACAGCATATTTTTCTGCCATTACTTCAGCACAAGGAAGACCTAGTTTGCCAATACCTATGAAACCTACTGTTTTTAATTGATTACTCATAATGCTCCAAATTGATCACGTTTACGAATTTTTACACAAAGAATTGTTTTATGATTTTGAGTTCTGGTCTTGTAAAAACGGAGTTGTTAAAACAGACAACGTCGACATCAATGATGTATCAGTATTTACGCCAGCACACAGCTACACTAAAAAAATATTCTTCTACGATCAAGAGCCTTTTGTGCCAAAATTACACACACCCTATACCGGTATGTTTACTTGGCAAAATAATGTATCGTTAGAGCGAACAATATCATTAAATGAGCGAGGTAAGATTCCGTACGGAATGTACATTAACCCGTTACAGGTAGCATCGTTTGTTAACGATCCTACTACTTATAATAAACAGAGTATATTATCAACTAGTGAACATTCAGAATACCTTACTAATTTTGCCAGCAATAATAACCTAACGTTGTTATATTACTTCTTCCACGGCTACGCAGCCTTAGATTGGTATCGCGGGTACTACGCATTGAACTACAGCAAAGTCGTAGATAAGACTTATGAATATGACTATGTTAGCTATAATAGAATCATTGACAATGATCGTAGTTATAGGATTTATTTTGTTAGTTTGCTTAATGAACTAGGATTACTCAACTATGGACAGGTTAGTTTTGGTGTCACTGACTATGAAAGTAACTGGCAAGATGAAACAAGTGACGTTGACAGCAAGTTAAGTGAGTCGGCTAAATTACATATTGAACAACACCTAACTGGTATTAATAAACTAGTAATAGACCGTGCTGACATTCATGGCAGTGCCAGCGCAGATATCCCAAGAGAGCCCGATGCGTTTTGGCATATAGTAACAGAAACTGTGTTCTATTACGATAAGCTACACTTAACCGAAAAGATATTTAAACCTATTGTCAGCAAACAACCATTTATGCTGTTAGCGGCTCCAGGTAATTTAGCCTACTTACGAAGTTATGGATTTAAAACCTTTGACAGTGTGATAGATGAAGGCTACGACCTTATACAAGATAATGACCTACGTACCAAGGCAGTAGTTGAACAACTCAATTGGTACTGTAACTTAAGTGGTGATCGTAAACAACAAATAATTAAACAGCTTGAACCAATTATTGAATATAATTTTAATCACTTTTATACCACGTTTAAACACACTATCACACAAGAGTTATTGACTAACGTACAAAAACTGTTTAAGGAATTGGACTATTCCGATAGTCACATAAACTATAATACTATATACAAAGTATTAACTGCTTAATATCAGATCTGCTACTAGTATACTGATCTGTTGTTAAATAATTATAGAAGGAGATTTTCAATGATTAAATTTATCAAAAACTTGTTAGGCTTTGGTTCTACAGAATCTAACACGCCAAAAGAAACTGTTAAAGAAATTTTAACACCACCAAGTAAAGCAAAAGCGCCGGAGGCTATTTACATTCCGCCAGCTAAACCTATTAATAAGGTACGGGCTATTACTGACCCTAACCCCGACGCAGTTAAGGCAGCTACGGCTCCAAAACCAGCTAACAAAAAACGTCGTCCTTATCGTGGCAACAAGGTTAACGCAGGTAGCGTTAAACCGGCAGTAACAGAAGGCAAAACTAAAGGTGGTAATAATGCTGTTAAACCAGCTCAGGTTGCTAAGTCTAAGCCAGTGGCACCTAAAACACCAGTAGCTAAAAAGAAGTAATTAGTAATTAAAAACAAGCACCTTAGGGTGCTTTTTTTATGACCTGTGCCATAAATACTTGTATAACAATAAGAAGTTTTTCAAGGAGCATGACATGGGCGATATCTTCAAACTCATCGGAGACCTAGGGTTTCCTGTAGCAATGGCATTAGCCGGCGGCTATTTCGTTTATCTTACAATCAAACTACTATTACAGGGCGTGCTAGGCAGTATCAAAGGCATGGCCGGTATCATCACAGCATTAGACAATCGCGTTAAAACAATGAATCATGATGTTATACGTATTGATACCGTAGTATCTAATGCGTTAGGGCTACGTCCAGATGTAGACCGTATTAGTCGTGCTGATGGTAAAAATGACGCTCGGAGAGATTAATGTTTGAACCTACTAAATTAGAACAATGGTACAATAATTTACCAGCACACACAAAAGCATACCTAAAAAAACAAGCAGTATGGCATGACATAGACATGTTTAAGGCTTTTGCTGTTGGTGTGTTTTTTGGAATACTTATAGGAGTAGTATTATGTCTGCAATAAACATGCGAGCGTTTCCGGAACAAGCCTGGCTATTTGCTAAAATTAGCGAACTAGCTTACTTGGATGAAAAAGAAGGTAAAGCGGCATTTAAAGAACTTGGGTTTAAATCAACCCTGATAGATATTAAAGGTAGTCAAGCGTACTGGCTAGAAAACAAAACTGATCTAGTTATTGCCTGTCGTGGTACACAGCCTACAGAGTTTGCTGATATTGCCAGTGACTTAAAAGCTCGCCCGGTAAAAAGCGACTCGGGTGTAAAATGGATCCATCGTGGATTTAAAGAAAGTGTAGATAACATTTGGCCTAAACTAAAAGACCTAGCCGACGATCATGGTAAGACACGTACAGTATGGTGTACTGGACACAGTCTAGGAGCCGCAATGGCCACATTAGTTGCGTATCGTCTACAACACGCAGAGGACTGCCCTAGTCCACAGGCTTTGTTTACCTATGGTAGTCCAAAAGTAGGCACTAAAAATTACATTAACAAAATTGAAGCAACAGGTGTACTACATTTCCGATTCGTCAACAATGCTGATATCGTAGCACGTGTTCCGCCCTGGCCATACAAACACTTTGGTGGTATGTACTATATGAATCACTATGGTCACTTACGTGCCCCAACAGCATGGCAGGTTACTAAAGACGTTTGGCGTGGATTCTTAGTAGGACTTAAACGTCGAGAAATTAACTTCTTTACTAACCACAGTATTACACGCTATGCGGCTATATTAGAGCGTTGGAAGAATGGAGATAATGGATAATGGCTTTACATGATACAGTAATTAAAATGGTAACACGTCAAAAGAAAGACGGTGTCGAGGAAGACGTTTCAGCAACTGAAAAGTTAATTAAATCAAAAGCTGGTCTAGTTATTAACATCTTTGCGGCATTGTTAGCATTCAACATGTGGCTACAAGGTAGTTTAAACAGTAAGGTAATGAACAACACTATACAGGCCAATGACATTTGGGCTTTTTACCAAGCCAAGAGTATTAAACAAACGCAATACGAATTAGCCGCGGCACAAACAACTAATGCTGCCCTGGCTGAAAAGTTTACTGCTAAAGCAAAGTCATATGAACTAGGTGAAGAAGGCAAACCAGCACTATTCAAACAGGCCAAAGCATTAGAAGCGGATCGTGACCATTATAAACAACAATTACCGTGGGTAGGTTATGCTTCAACGGCATATCAACTAAGCATTGTATTATTGTCAGCTAGTATCTTAAGTGTTAGCATGGCCTTGTTTTGGGGTAGTTTTGTTATGGCAGGCGCTGGCATATTCTTAATGTTAC